GGTTGATTTCAGCTAGAATTTCTGTTGACAGAATGTTTGAAAGTTCTGTCTCAGCGTCAAGACCATGAATTGCCTTAAGGTCTTGTGCTAGTTCTAGTGAGTATTCTGCCTTAAGTGCACGGCTTCTAGCAGTTACAGAAACCTTCTCGATTGAGAAAGCCATTTCTGGGAATACTGAGTTTGCGTCTGAACCAAGACCTTCAGCAGAAGCAGTCTTAATACCACCACCAAAGTTATAAAGGTTGTTAGATGTGTTATTATTTGCTGATGGTGATAGACCAACGTTGCCAAATGAACCACCAATTGTATTGGCAGTAGCATAACCAGCATTACCTACTGTCATGTTAGCGCCGCCACGACCTGAGAATGCAGTGTTAGCTTCACTGAAGAATGCTTCATCACCACCTTGTGTAGCATAACGTGCTCTCATTGCGAAGATAAGTCCTGTTGGACCTGTCATTGGCTGAACGCCGCAGATATCATAAGCAACAAGGTTTGGCATTGCACGACGAACTAGTGAGATAAGAACTGGATCGAATGTATCGATTGAACCTGTTCCTTCACTTGAAGAACCCATTGAGTTAATTGGTGCAGCTTCACTAAGGAAACCTGAACCACCAATGCTAGAGCGTGTTTCACGGATTGCATTTTCAGTGTTTTCTAGAACCTGTGCAGTAACCGCACGGCGGTGACTGTCCTTAATTTCTGGAAGATCAGTGTGTTCAAGCACTGGCTTCCACTTGTTTTGAATTTCTTCTGATAGATAAGTCATTTTTTCTTCTCCCTTGGGTATTTAATTAAAAGCTTGTTTCAGCTATTATATTTATAAAAGTTTAGATTTTCACTTTACAGACTTTGAAATTGCTTTCAAATAGGTCTGCATGTGTGGTGCTACGTTTGTTGTTTTATTTTCTTCGCCATTATCACCATCAATTTCTTCAGTAATAAAACCAGTTGTCTTTGGTGTCTTCTTACTTGAGATATTTTCCTTGAGGATTGATAGTTTTCTGCTATATGCCTGTGCATCAGTAAAATCGATGCCTTCAGCTAGAGTGCGTAGTTTTTCAGCTTGAATTGCAGAAAGACCTTCTGTCATTTCGTCCAAAGCAGCTTCACGAGTTGCTTCATCAATGATTGCTTGTAGTTCAAGCTTTGAATCGACAGTTTCATTTAGCTTAGCCTTAACTTCTTCAAGTTCTGCCTTCATCTCAGCAACAAGATCAATCTTTTCATCTGGAACACGAATATAATGTTCTGAGAATAGACCATGTAGACCCTGAATAAAGTCTTCAGCAATTTCTGCACGTAGTGAGTTTTCTACAGCAAGCTTATTTTCTTCTAGCCATTCCTTGATTGCGTATTCTAGATACTGATCAAGCTTTTCTGAAAGGTCTTCAAAAATTTGTGATGTTTCTTCTTGAAGTTTTGTTTCAAATTCTTCTTCAAGAACAGCAACAGTTTCTTCAAACTCTTCCTGTAGCTCAGCTTCCTTGAGAGTTGCACGAACAGCAACAGCAGCTTCAAAAACAGTTGTTGCTTTTTCTTTGAATTCTTCTGAAAGATTATCAGCAGAGAACATATCATCGATATCTTCCTTGACAGCACCCTTCATAGCGATTGTTGCGGCATTTTTAGCAGCAGCATCATTTGGAATATTTTGTGCTTCTGTACCAATTGCAGCAATGGTACGGTTATAAAGATCAGAAAGGTCTTCCTTACCAAGCTGTGCAGCAAGCGCAGCAAAAGTAGCAAGAATTTCAGCCTTTGATTCTGAACCACCTGAACCACCACCGGGTCTAAGAGTATCAGCAGCAGTTGTTTCAGTTACATTAACGATGATTTCTTGACTAGCTTCGTCCAGTTCGTTAAACTCATCTTCTGAAAGATTTTGAGCAAATTCTAGAATTTCAGCTTCAGTCATAGTCTTTAGATCGACCATATTTTACTCCCTTTGTATAGTTTATATTATTTATTAAAACTTGATTTTTGACAATTCTGTCAAATAATTTTCGAAAATTCTGAGTCTTTTTGCTTCATCAAGTGTTCTTGACTTAACTGATTTCTCAATTGTTTTCTTTGTTTTCTCAATTAAATCGATAGCTTTCCAACCCATCTTTTCATCATAAATCCAATCTACCGATTCCATAACTCCGTTAACAAATGCATTTGGTGCAGAAGGATCAGCAACAATATCAGCAGCAGTAGCTAGTCTGAAATCATCTTGAACTTCATTAATGCCTTCTTTGTTAAGCACTAAAGAACCCATGCCACGTGAAGAAACACCAAGACGAGCACCAGATTCAATTAAACCCTTAGCAATATCTCCCATAGGAGTTTTAGTGATTAGTGCCTTACCAACGTAGGCAGTGCCTTCTTTACGAAGAGAAACAATTCTATGTGAAACACGGTCTAAGTTAATCTGAGGACCATTTGGATGACCTAGCTCACCCAAAGCACTGTTTAATTCAACGCTTTCTTTCATGTAACGAGCAACTTCACGGTCCATAATTTTTTCTGGATACATACGGCCATTTCGATTTTTAATTGCCGACTCAAGAAAAACCCCTTCAATATAGAGGTTTTTTGTACCATCTTCTTTTGCTTCTGTGACGTATTGAACGTCTTCTAACGTTTCTGTAATAAGTTTCATTTAATTACCCCTTAGTTCTGGAAGTATTGAGAGTTAGCGGTTAGGTTTCCAACCTTCTGCACTTCAAGGAAACAATAGGCATTATTTGTACCAATAAATTTAATACCAAGATTTGCTGATTGATCGACAGTAAGAGCCATACCAGCACCAGCAAAATCAACATATGTTGAAGTATCAACCGCCATGACAAGATTAGCACCTCTATATACAGCAAGACCGCCATCAGCGGCACTACCATCATGACCAAAATAAAGCTGAGTAATGTAAGCACCTGTTAGTACTTCATCACCAAGTGCAATTGCACTTACAGTACTATTACCTGTCATAGTCAATGTTGCATTTGCATTTGAGATATGGATACTAGCAGCAGTACCCTTTTTATTTGATGTAATAGTTACAGCCATTATTCGCCCCTATTATTTTCTAAAGCGAAATCAATAAGCTGATTAATACCTACCATATCTTCGCATGTATCAATCATTTTAAATTGGTTGTCTTCATTTAGATTTGTGAATAGTGAGAATAGAAGTGCAATATGACTTTCTGAAAGACCATCAAGCTTTTTGGCAAGACGCTGTTCCATAGTAAGTGGCTTGATATCTGCTACTTCTGGCATGTACTTTTTGATAGTACGATTGATGATATCTTCTTTGGTCACACGTTGAAATAGAGTTTTTCCATTTTCATCACGTTGAACTGGCTCATTCTTAGCCTTTGGTTTAGTTGCCTTCTGGAATGGCTTTTCACCTTCTGGATAATCGGTTGTTTTGCCGTAACTATAGGTATATGTTCTCATTTCTTTTTTTGGCTTATCAAACAACTTATCAATAATACCTTCATCAAACATGTCTTCTTCGTATACTTTTTTATCATCAGAATCATCGTAACCATAGCGTGTTTTTTTACGATCAACAGGTTTAATATTTGTTGCTTTGAATACATCATCGCCATTGGCTTTACCATTGACTTCATTACGATCTGGGTTTTCGGAAGTCACGTGCTTATCAACGAACTTCTGTTCGTCTGGTGACTTAGGTCTAAAGACCTCAAACATTCTTTTAAGCGTACTCATCCATTCCGTCCTTTGTGTCTAAATCTAAATCGTCTAGGTCCAGATCAATATCGTCTAAATCAATGTCTCCAATGTCTATTGTATCGTCATCTTCAAAATCAGTATTTTCTTCTGGCGCTTCACCATAAATGTTATTTGCCAATTCGGCTTTTTTAATATCTAGAGCATCAACAGCCTTTTGACGAAGCAGTGTATCTATTACATCAGCAAAATCAACAGGGTTTTTGTCAATAGCTAGGCCGATTAAATCAGTGGTATCAGTCATAAATTTTCCTTTTAATCAATTGTATTATATATTTATCACTTTTTATTATTTGAAGAATTATTAGAATTTTTATCTCCACCACCTTTTACTGGCTGAGAATTTGGTTCTTGACCGTCTTGCATTTGCATCTCTGGTGGATTATACAGAGGATTTTTCATCTCATCTATAATTTGCTCATCAATCTCTTCAATTTCCTCATCTGATTGTCTTAGAACCTTACGTCTAATCCATTCGTATGAGTAATACTTACCAGCAAATGCCTCAATTTGTTGTAGAGTGTTTATACGACCGGCCAAAATTTCTGCTTCTTTTAATTCAGCAAAATAATTATCTTGAGCAAATTTAAATCGAATGCGGTTTTTAATTTCATCCCATTCTTCAGGATTGAGAATTCCTTTTAGAATAAGCTGACGTTCAAGAATTTTTAAAAAGAGTATAGAAAATTTAATACGAAGTCTGTTAATAAACTTTGCAAATTTTACTTCATCACGTGTAATTTCAGTTGCTCTACCAAAATTAAATTGTGCTTCTGGATCAAGGCGGCTTATAGGAACATTCAATGACTTATACAGCTTCTTTTGGAAGTATATAACATCATCCATCTGACCAAGGTTTTGTCCACCGGGAAGAGTTGTGATTTCTGTTCCCTTACCACCTTCACGACGAGGAAGCCAAAAGTCTTCCAACATGGTCATGAACTTACGATCATCTCTGATTTCGCCTGTGGCACTATCATATACTAGTTTGTTCTTGAACTTTGTCATGATATCACGTAGGTATTGTTCAGCCTTCATCTTAGGAAGGTTGCCTACGTCAATATAGAAAATACGGCGTTCTGGCGCACGACTGATACGATATATAACCAGCGAGTCTTCCATAGAACGAAGTTGATTGAGAGGCTTGATTGCCTTGTGGAGATATGACTGTACCAAATCTCCGTTTAATGATGTAATTCCTGAAGTGCACTGAATAATTGAATCCTTGGCAATCTTTAGACCGCCAATACTATTTGTTGGTAGCGCAGAATTACCAGAAGTTTTGGCGAAACCTTTATCATTATAGATAAAATATTCTTTACTTGTCTGGTTAGCCATCTGGTTGTCTTCAAGCTTTTTTCTTCTTACTTCACGAACCTTACGAATTTTACGTGGATCGATATATCGAAGT